CCCGGAGCCGCGTCCCTTCGCCAGCCACTCCGCGGAGGGTTTGTCTACCGCGAAGCCGACCCGCTCCAGCAGCTCCCGGCGGCAGAGGTAGAGTCCGTCCACCCAGCCGACCTCCACGCCCGCGCCGACCTCGCGCGGCCGGACGTTCGTCCAGCAGGGTCCGGGACGGGAGCTGTGGTGCGCGAGGTTCATGCCCGTAGGCTGCTCCAGCGTCTCCCACGCCGCGAGGGAGCGGGCGAAGAATCCTTCACAGAGGCGCACGTCATCCGGGAGGAACACGTACCAGTCCGCAGGCGCGTCCCGGAGGTCCGTAAGCTCGTCAGAGACCAGCCGCCAGTGCCCTTCCCGGCCGCGATGCTCCGGCTGGCTCGTGAACGCATAGCCGCGTTCCGCGCAGAGGGAGCGCACGGCATCGTAGTCCGGCGAGGCGTCGTCGTAGATGCGGACCTCCACCTCCCCGTCGAAGCGGCTGCGCTCCCGCTCCACGTCGTCCAGGAGCAAGAGCAGCGCCGCTAGCCGGGCATAGGTGATAACCGAGACGACGATGCGCGTCCGCGGCGGGAGGGCGAGCTGCCACGGCGTCTCCCGGGCGACCCGCGCCTGCTCGGCGCTGGTGTCCATAGCGCCGCCTTCCCCGCGGGAGGACGCCCGCCAGATGCTCGGTCCCCGGAACCTGGAGAGACGCAGCCAGCCGCGGCGGTGCGGGAGGACGATACGCGGGACGCCGCGCCCGTTCGCCCAGCGGGCCAGCCAGAGGTCCGCCATGTTCGGGCACTCGAAGATATCCGGCGGGACGGAAAGCGAGCGGTGCCAGGCCAGCGCGCCGGTCCCGAGGACGTGGACGGCGTGTTCGCCCTCCACCGCCGAGAGACAGTGGAATCGCGTCTCCACCGAGCGGTGGTAGTCCGCGGGATTCTCCACGAGGCGAGCGCCGTGCATCCCCACGAGCGCCCGGCGGTGGTAGCGCTCCACCCCGGCGATGAGCGTCTGTGCCCAGCCCGGCGGATACACGAGGTCGTCGTCGCACGTGAGGTGGTAGTCGAAGTCGCCCGCGTCGGCCCAGAAGAACTTGCCCGCGTCGCCCCGGTCGCCGTGCTCCTGCGAGCGCGCCACGTCGATGTTCCGGCCGCGCAGGAACCCGGGCACCTCGGAGTACCCGTTGAGGTACACGCCGAGGCGGTCTACCTGAGGCAGCAGGCTCGCGACCGTATGGCGCAGGGTCCGCGTCCGCGCGGGGATGGATGCCAGCGAAGCCCGAATCATCGGTACAGGCGACGGGCGGACCGGCGGGGAAGTCCCTACCGGCCCGCCCATCACACGGTTCCCCGTCAGCTACCAGTGTTCGTCGCGGCTGCGGTCACGACGCCCTTGGGGCGCAGGAGCTTCGCGCCGTAGAGCAGCAGGCCACGGACCACGTCGGCGAAGTGCGCCTGAGAGCGGTACGCCTCGACCTCGTTGATTTGCGTCACGAGGCCGATGGCCGAAGGCGTCCCCGCCCACACGAGGTAGTCGTCTCCACCGGAGGTCACGACCGGGTTGCTGTTCGACTCGTACACGTCGAACCCGGCCGCCCGGCCGATGTGGCCGTTGAGCAGCGCGTCCGCCGCCGTCTGGCCAAGAGCCGGGTTCTTCACGAACTTGTCGTTGTTGAGCAGGAGCCCGGCGACCCACGGCGGAACCACGCACCAGCGCCCGTCGTCCGGAATGTCCTTCTCGGCGCACAGCGTCCGCATGTCGAGCAGCAGGTCGTACGCGTCGTCGCCGTCGGCGAGGTTGACCGCGCCGATATCGTTGCCGGAATCAACCCCGTCGTAGAGGTCCACAACGTACTCATCGACCGTCTTGGCGAAGCCGTATCCGGCGTTCTTGGTCGCCTCAGCGGTCAGCGTGCCGGCCATCTGCCGCTTGTCCACGTCATCGACCTCGAACGCGAAATAATGCGCTTGGTCGATGGTGATGGCCTGCTTCGTGGTGGCCAGCGTCTCCGGGTCGATATCGGTCGTGCCCGGCGTGTAGTCACCGATGGTGACCGCGCCGAGCGTGTTGATGTGGACGGTATCGCCAGCCTGCGACACGTCGCCCTCATAGTCGCGGCTCACGAGGTCGGCATAGACCAGCTTGCGCTGGAAGTTGAGCAGGAGCTTTGCCGACCAGATTTCGGGAATGAAGTTCGCGACGCTCACCAAGAGCCTCCTTGTACCTGAGGATACGGATGCCGCTTTACGCCCGTCGGCGGCCCTTGGTGGGGCATGTTCCGCGTCCCGGACCTAGCGCCGGGAACCCGTGTTTAGCGTCCCGTCGGACGTGGCTCTATGGTAAGACGTGCCGTGCCGCTAGAACGCGCTCATCATTTAGTCAACGATGCGGCCCTCGCGGTATGCGGCGTCAATCTCCTCCTCGTGCTTGGCGTACTCATCCGGCTTGCGGCTCAGCTCGGCAATCTGTGCCCGCGTCCACGTCCGCTTGCCGTCGCCGCCCTCTATCTCGGCCCCGGACCGGCTGGCGGACGCAGCCGCGCCGCCGAACAGCTCCGGCAGCTCGGCCTTGAGCGCCTTGACCGCCGCCGCAACCCCCTTGGAGTCGGGCACCCCGTCCTCTACGGCCACGGCGTCGAGGTCGAGCAGGCGTACGATGCGCTCCAGCCGCTCCGGCTTGGCCCCGGCCGCCGCCGCCGCGATACGGGCCTCGGCGTTGACCATGGTGCGGCTGGCCAGCGCGAGCGCATCGGCGGCGCGCTTCTCGGCGTCCGCCTTCTCGGCCTTGAGACGTTCACTCTCGTCCATCTGCGCGCGCTTCGCGGCTTCTTCGGCGGCCGTCTTCGCACGCTTCTCGGCTGCCGTCTCGGCGCGCTTCACGCGCTCAGCCACGAGCCGGTCGATGGCCGCCTGCTGCTCCGGCGTGAACTCGACCTTGCCGGAATCGTCGTTTCCGCCCTGCGCAGCGCCCTGCGGCTCCCCCCCCTCCGGCGGTACGGTCTGCTCGTTCTGCGTGCCCTGCGTGTCGTCTGTGGTCGTTCCCACGGTCCGTCCCTTCCCTAGATTGCCTTGCCTATCTGCTCGCGGTAGCGGAGGCGCGGTAGGTCGTGTTTGGCGACGTGTTCGCGCAGCCGTCCCTGCCACTCGCGGACGTGCGCCTTCGCCTTGGCCGCCGCGAGGTCGTCCAGAGCCCCGGCTTGCCGCATCTTCCAGCCCCGCACGCCGCGCTCTAGGTACCGTTGCTGCTGCTGTGCCGCGTAACGCTCCGGGTCGCCGTACTGCGTCGCGCTCCGCCGCGTCAAGCCCTCGATGTAGGGGTCCGCCGAATGGGCACAGCTAGGATGGAAGAGCCCGTCGCCCTCGGCCTCGGCGAGCGTCGGGTAGCCGGGAGTCGCGCCGTCGAGCGAGAGCACCTGTCCTTCCCACGGGGCGCACATATCGCAGCACGAGGGCGAGCCGCTGATGATGACGAGGTCGCGGCCCTGAGCCAGCACCGCGTCGAACACGCCCTGCCGCGCGGCGTTGTGCGCTGCCGTTCGACAGGCCATCTCGGCGTAGCTCGCGAGCGCCCACTGCTTGCCGGCCGAATCCACGAACCCGGTGATACCGCGGCTCGCGAAGGAGTCCAGCGCCGCCTGCGCCGTCGCGCGCCGCGTCACGCCGTCCACAAGGCCCTGAGCGGTCACACGGCCGATGACTGCCCGGTATAGGTCCGGGGCGGCCCGCAGGATACGCAAGTCGCCCTTGGCCAGCCGCCCGGACAGCGCCCGTGACAACGCTGCCTGCGCCGCAGCGGAGTCGCGCCGCGAGAGGGTCGCCGTCACGCGTCCGGTTGCGGCCACCCGGGTCCGGGAGCGGCGCAGCGCCGCGAGCGCCGCCGCCGCCCCGCCGCCGTGGGCCGCAGCGATAAGGGCCACCACCTCGCGCTCGCGTTCGCGCCGCAGGCGGGCCACGATGCGCCGTGCTTCGCTGCGTACCGCGCCCGCCTCGCGCAGCCGGGCCTTGGCCCACCCGGGGTCCTCTAGGCCCTGCGCCAGCCGCCGGGCCACGAGCACGAGCAGCGCCACCTCGACACCCTCGTACAGCTCGGCCAGCTTGCGCGCCAGCCGGGTGATGGCCTCCGGGTCCAGCATCAGAATCCGGGCTCAGGGACCATGCGGCCCGCGTCCTCGCGGATACGCGCGACCTCTTCTGCGAGCTTGTCGTCATCGAGGTCCGGCTGCGCCATGCGCGCCGCCGTCTCGATGGATACCGCCTCGGCCGTGCGCAGCATGGTCAGCGTCTGCGCCAGCTCTTGCGCCGTCTCGCGCGGCTCCGGCCAGATGATGACCGGCGTCTCGACGGCCGTTGGACGTCCGAACACCGTCCGGTCGACGGCCAGCATCCCAGCCAGCGCCGCCTTGAGCGCCGGGTTCCAGTAGCGCCGCTTGCGGTCCAGCGTCTGGTACGTCTTCGCCTCGCGGAGCCGGAGCGCCGTACCGGACTCGGCCCGGCCCTCGACGCGCAGGCCGAACG